GCAGTCGGGTGAAAAAATCGGTATCGGTATCGACGGCACTATCGCCAGCACCACCGACACCACGCTTAAAGATCGCGAACCCCGCGACCCTAGCGGCCTGGACAACCGTGGGTACACGTGCACCCAGACCAACTTCGACACCGGTATCCGTTACCAGAAGCTTGATCAGTGGGCAAAGTTCAAGGACTTCCAAGCACGGATCCGCGACGCCATCATCAAGGCACAAGCACTCAACCGCATCATGATCGGTTGGAACGGTACCAGTCGGGCGGCAACATCCAACCCAGCCACCAACCCACTGTTGCAAGACGTGAACGTCGGTTGGTTGCAGAAAATGCGCCTGGAGAACGCCGCTCGCGTCTTGCATGAAGTAGTCGACGGCAGCGGGAAAATTCAGATCGGTGCAGGCAAGGACTTCGAAAACATCGACGCCCTGGTCGTGAGTATGGTCAACGAGTTCATTGAGCCCTGGTATCAGGAAGATACCGACCTGGTGGTGATCTGTGGTCGCCAACTGCTGGCCGACAAGTACTTCCCGATCATCAACAAATCCCAGGCACCGACGGAAATGCTCGCGGCCGATATCGTCACCAGCCAGAAGCGTCTTGGCAACCTGCCGGCCGTACGTGTACCGCACTTCCCGGCCAACGGCCTGCTGGTGACCCGTCTCGATAACCTGTCGCTGTACTGGCAGGAAGGCACTCGCCGCCGCACTGTTGTCGACAACGCCAAACGCGACCGCATCGAGAACTTCGAATCGGTTAATGAAAGCTACGTGATTGAAGACCTGGGCTGCGCTGCCATGGCCGAAAACATCACCCTGAGCTGAGGCGGGCAATCATGACTAACCCCTGCCGCCGTCACTTCCAACGCACCACAGCAGCGGTTGCAGCCGCTGCTGTGGCTGGCCCTGCCATGACCATGGAAGGCGCATCCGTTTACGAGCTGCACCTGGCGAAGCTCCAGCAGGACTACCTGCGCCTGAAACAGGTGCAGTCGACCGAAGGAAAAGCGGAGTTGAAACGGCAATTGCTACCGGAGTACAGCCCCTATGTCGAAGGCGTTCTCGCCGAGGGCAAAGGCGCGCAAGACCAGGTGATGACCACGCTGATGGTTTGGCGGATGGATGCCACGGACTTTGCGGGCGCTCTGGATATCGCCGACTACGTGATCACCCATTCGCTGCTGATGCCGGATCGCTTTGAACGCACCACCGGCACCATCGTCGCGGAGGAGATCGCCGAAGCGGCGCTTAAGGCTCAGAAAGCCGGCGGCAGCTTTGAACTTGGGTTGCTGCTGCGTACCGCGCAGATCACTGCCAAAGAAGATATGCCCGACCAGGCCCGCGCCAAGCTGCATCTGGCGATAGGTAAGTCTCTGTCGGCACAGGTTGCTGACGATGCTCCCGCGAGCAGCTCCATGGAGCCGCTGGAACTTGCCAAGACACACCTGGCCCGTGCCATTGAGCTGCATACCAACTGCGGCGGCAAAAAGGATCTGGAGCGCGTCGAGCGTCTCCTCAAAAAATACGCTGCTCCCAGCAGCTAACCGAGCGTCCCCACGCACCCCGCCGGCTCGGGGCGGATCGGCCAGGCCGCTCCTCCTGAACGTGAAGCCCCGACCACCGGCGATCTATTTTTGAGTGCCGTTCCATGAGCGCATTTGTAGCCAGCGGCCCTGTGACTGGCGGCCATATCAACACCGACCCGTTCTGGCCCTCAATCGATCTTGAGCAACTGCGCGCCACTCTGCGCATCGACAACAGCGTCACTCCTGCCCGCCTGGAAACGGCCGTAATCGCCGCAGCCATCAACCTCAACCGCGAACTGAAGTCCTGGAAGGCCACACAACAGGCTGCCGGCCACGCAACTTTGGCCGATGTGCCAGATGACAAGATCAACGACGTATCGGTCCAGGCCCACCTGTACCGCCGTGCGATCGAGGCCGGTACCGGCGCCGAAGTCTGCGAGCGCTACCGCGACTACAGCGCGACCAACACGGGCAGCGACAAAGCTGAAGAAACCACCCCAACCATCGACGACTATCGCCGCGACCTGCGCTGGGCCGTCCGTGACTTCCTCGGAATCAGCCGCACCACAGTGGAGCTGATCTGATGCCCGTCGCCATCCGCACCAATCAAAACGACACCGTCGACGCCCTCTGCTGGCGGTTCTACGGCCGCACCGCCGGCGTCACCGAGGCCGTGCTGGAAGCCAACCCCGGCCTGGCCGACCATGGCCCGATCCTGCCGCAAGGCCTTGTCGTCAACATGCCCGAAGCCCAAACCAGCGCGCCCCAGCGGCAGATGGTGCAGCTATGGAACTGACCCCCTGCATCCAAGGAAAACCACACCATGGCTGATCCGACTTCCAGCGTTGTGACTGGCCTGCTCATTGGTTTGGGCCTGTCCACCGTAACGCCCGTTATCGACGACGGGGCGCTATTCGGCGCCATCCTCGGCGCCTGGCTGGTCACCAGTACCAAGCGCGACCTTAAAGTCTGGCAGCGGCTGGGCTCACTGTTCCTGTCGGCCGGCGTGGGCTATCTGTTCGCGCCTATGGCTTTACAGGCAATTCCGTTTATCACCAGCGGCGGCAGTGCATTTGTCTGTGCCCTAGTGGTCATCCCGATCAGCATCAAGCTCATGGTGTGGGTGGAAAAAGCGGACATCTGGGACATCTGGCGTCGCATCAGAGGGGGCACCTGATATGCCGAACATCGAACTGGCCGTGCAGTTGATCGCGGCGATTGCCTACCTGCTGAGTGCCCTGCGCCTGGCCTGCTACACCCGAGGCGATGCGCGGTACCGGCGCAGCATCTCACTGCTGGCAAGCCTGTTTGGCGCCACGTTGTGCATCTGTGGTCTGGAGATCCTGCTGGAACGCCAGCCCACCAGCCTCGGGCAGGCCGCTGCCATCGTGCTGCTTTGCATCCTGATTTTCCGTTCACGCGGCAACGTCGCCGCCCTGTTGAGGCCCAGCGCATGACCACCACCCTTCGCCACGGCGACCGCTCGCAAGCAGTGCTGATGCTGCAAAAGAACCTCAACAAGCACGGTGCCAACCTCTACCCTGATGGTGTGTTCGGCGACGACACTGAATTGGCTGTTCGCGCTTACCAGCTGAAAGTCGGCCTGGTCGTCGATGGCGCCGCCGGCGAAAAGACCCAAACCAGCCTGGCCGGTGGCGACTGCACGCAGCTGCTGCGCAACAATGACCTGGTGGCCGCTGCCGAACGCCTCGACGTTCCGTTGGCGAGCATCTATGCGGTCAATGAAGTGGAATCGAAGGGCAAGGGCTTTCTCGACAACGGCAAGCCGGTGATCCTGTTCGAACGGCACATCATGTACCGCCAGCTCGCCACGGCACGACATGCCGGCGATGACGCGGCCGAACTCAAGCGTCACGCGGACCAGCTCGCCACCGCCAACCCTGCCCTGATCAACCCGAAGCCCGGCGGATACATCGGCGGTACCTCCGAACACCAGCGCCTGGCCATGGCTCGCCTGATCGACGACACAGCCGCACTGGAGTCGGCTTCCTGGGGAGCGTTCCAGATTATGGGCTTTCATTGGAAGCGCCTCGGCTACGCCAGCGTGCAGGCCTTCGTCGCGGCTATGGCTGCCAGCGAATCGCAGCAGCTCGACGCCTTCACCCGGTTCATCGAAACCGACCCGGTGCTGCACAAGGCGCTGAAGGGCCGCAAATGGGCCGAGTTCGCCAGGCTCTACAACGGGCCGGATTATCTGCGGAACCTTTACGACACCAAGCTCCAGCGCGCCTACGAGCGGCACGCGGCCTGCGAGTGTGGCAAAGGAGTGGCGGCATGATCGATTTCAAAGCGCTGCAAAAGCTGCGGGTAAGTGACGGTGACCTGCTGGTGGTACCGGAGTCGACCGAACAAAGCGATATGGAGTTGTTGGCTGAAGCCATCCAGATCATGAACGGCGCACGGGCCGTAATCGTGCGCGGCCCGATCAAACAGCTCGATACCGCCGACATGAACAAGCTCGGCTGGTACCGCGCGTGAGCACGCTGCGCCAGGCCCTATATGGCCTCGCCCTGCTCGGCGCTCTGGTGCTGCTGATCTCGGTCCAAGAAACACGCATCGACGTCGCTGAAGGCAAAACCGAACGGGCACAAGATGCGGCCAAGTCCGCCCGCGACGACGCCGACCGCAACCTGAAAACCGCCAATGCCCTCGCCGATACCCTGAAACAGGAACGCGACGCACAGAGCACCCTGCGCGGCCAGCAGGACCAGCTGCGACAGAGCCTGGCCAAACGCGAGCGAACAATAGAGGAGCTGAAACTTGAAAACGACGAACTACGCGACTGGGCTACTCAGCTTTTGCCTGATGCTGCTCGCCGGCTGCGCGAGCGCCCCGCCCTCACCGGCGCCGCCGCTTATCGTGACTGGCTGTCCGGCCGTGGTGCCGTGCCAGCTGCCGGCGACAAGCCCCATCAACAACGGTGACCTATTGACCGACGAAGACCGCGCCGAAGCTGCCTGGGCTGAATGCGCGGCGCAGGTCGACTTGGTCTACAAACACCAGCAGGCCAACCCATGAATAAGCCGGAAAGCCTACGCGCCCACCTGCTGGCCACCGTCGCCGAGTTCAAGCACAACCCCGACCGTCTGCTGATATTCATAGACAACGGCAAAGTCCGTTGCACCGCCGCCCACACCCTGTCGTTTGAATACAGCTTTGACCTGCAGATCATCCTCACCGAGTTCGCCGGTCACCCCGACAGCGTGATTCTGCCGATCCTGGCTTGGCTCAGCGTCAACCAGTCCGAGATGCTAGAGAACCTGGACAAGGTCAAAGACGGCATTCAGTTCGAAGCCGACATCCTCGACAAGAACAAGGTGGACCTCAGCATAACCCTGGCCCTGACGGAGCGCGTGGTTGTAGGTAAGGATGACCAGGGCAACACCACCGTAAAGCACCCGAACGAACCGCAGTACGTGGTGGGCTATCTCGATCCGAACTGGAAGCCTGGTACGCAGGGCAACACCAGTGAATGGAGGGTGCCGGATGGCGAATAACCTGGAGGCTCTAGAAACCTGGGCGGCGGTGCTGCTGGATCGGCTCGAGCCAGGAGAACGAAGCAAGTTGGCGCGAAGCATCGGCCAGGAGCTGCGCCGCAGTCAGCAGAAGCGCGTGATGGCGCAAGAAAATCCGGACGGGAGCAAGTTTGCGCCGCGTAAGCAACGTGATCTGCGCGGCAAGCAGGGCCGGGTTCGTCGGAAGTTGGCGATGTTCAAAAAGCTGCGGACTGCGTCATATCTGAAGGTCCGAGGTGACAGCAACGGAATCTCTGTCGGGTTCACCGGGCGTATCGCCCGGATCGCTAGGGTTCACCAATATGGTTTAAAAGATCGTGCCGAACCTGGCGCTCCCGACGTGCGCTATGACAAGCGAGCAATTTTGGGGTTTGCCGAATCAGATATAGATCTGATTCGTAATAGTTTAGTAGCACTACTGACTGAAGAGCATTAACTAACGCGAGCAGCACGAGCAATAGCAAGCTTCAACTCTTCACAGGCATCCTCTAAAGCCGTCTGGGCAGCTGTAAAAGGCTCGATGAACTGTGTTCCCGACCCGCCACGTTCGTAAGTAAACTTGTGTTCAGTAATGATTGCATTGCGTGGCGCTCGCAATGCCAACACACGATTAAAAGCCTCAGTAATATCACCACCATATATTCCAACTATCATTTCGATACGACTGAAATCCGTGACACTACCTGCTTTAATTACAATATCAGTATATTCTTTATAGGTAATCTGATCCCTCATGACACTTATCAAATGAAGATAATCTACAAAAAAACCGTTCAGCCAACTAGACACAAGAATATACAATTCCTCGAAACGCTCTTTTGATACTCTCCCATTAATCCTTTTATCCTCATGCTGAAGTTGCTTTTGCAATTGACTCAAATTAGAGCGATTAGTCAACCAGACGCCAAAAGTTGTCAATAACGAACCAAAAACAACACCTGCCAGCCCTATCCATGCCTCTGAAGGTACGCTTTTAAGCGTTTCTAAAAACATAAGTATTTCCTGCCTTGGATTATTTTAGGAGCGCATTATTTTTCCCCCTCAAGTCTATCTCAGCCTGTACATATCCGCCTTACAAGTGACAGATGCTGCGCCCTCGCACGCGCGGCCCCACCATCGGCGCCATGAACGACTTCGCCGCCCTCTCCCGCATGCTCGAAAACCTCATCCGCTTCGGCGTAATCGCCGCCGTGCAGATGGAGCCCCCGCGCGTGCAGGTAAAAACCGGAAAGCTGATCACCGCCTGGCTGCCGTGGCTCGCCCTGCGCGCCGGTGCTGACCAAGAGTGGGATCCACCCACCGAAGGCGAACAGGTGATTCTTTTCAGCCCATCCGGGCAGCTCGCCAACGGCATCGTAGTAACCGGCCTGTTCAGTGACCACATCCCAGCCAACGGTAACCGCGCCGGCCTGCACCGTCGCACCTACGCCGATGGCGCGGTGATTGAGTACGACAGCGTCGCCCACCACCTGAACGCAACCCTGCCCGAAAGCGGTACAACCAGCCTGGTGAGCAAGGGCGGGATCAACATCATCGGCCCCATCAATCACCAGGGCGATTACAACCAAACCGGCAACCAGAACGTGGTCGGCCTGGTGACCGTCTCCGAAGACGTGGTCGCGGCCACCATCAGCCTTGTCAAGCACCTGCACGGCGGCGTGCTGGTGGGCAGCGCGAAGACGGGGAAACCAGAATGAACCGCGAAACCGGCGCAACCATCAGCGATCTGGACCACATCGGCCAGAGCATCACGGACATTCTCACCACCCGCATCGGCACGCGCGTGATGCGCCGCGAATACGGCAGCCTGCTGCCCGAGCTGGTCGATCATCCCTTCAACGACGCCACGCGCCTACGCGTTTACGCGGGCTCAGTCATGGCGTTGATGCGTTGGGAGACCCGTATCAGCCTCAGTCGCGTGCAGTTCCTCGGTGCGAACCTGCAAGGGCAGTCCGTGCTTGATCTGGAGGGCTCCGTCGTCGACACCAATGAACCCTTTAGCCTGAGCCTGCCACTGCAACTGGGGGGAAGCGTATGAATTCCTTTGCCGCGATTGACCTCAGCCAGCTCCCGGCGCCGCAGATCGTTGAGCAGATCGACTTCGAATTGATCCTGGCCGAGCGCAAGGCCTACATGATCAGCCTGTGGCCGATCGAGGAACAGGAGCAGATTGCAGCGCGCCTCGACATGGAATCTGAACCCCTGGCAAAGCTGCTGCAGGAGAACGCCTACCGCGAAACCATCTGGCGTCAGAGGGTGAATGAGGCGTCCATGGCGAACCTGCTGGCCTTTGCCAAAGGCCCCGACCTGGATCAACTGGCTGGAAATTTCAACGTACAGCGCCTGGTGGTTCAGGAAGCCAAGCCCATGGCGGTCCCGCCCCTCGCGCGGATTATGGAAAGCGACGACAGCTTGCGCGAACGGGCGCAAATGGCCTGGGAGGGCTTGAGCACCGCCGGCCCGCGCCAGAGCTACATATTCCACGCCCGAGGCGCGGACGGCCGTGTTGCCGATGCCACGGCCGAAAGCCCATCACCCGCTGTGGCGGTTGTTACCGTGCAGGCGCTGCTAGGCGACGGCAGCGCGTCTGCCGACCTGGTCAACGTCGTCAAAAAACACCTGAGCGACGATGACCGCCGGCCCGTTGCCGACCGCCTCACCGTCCAGGGCGCGGAGATCATCCGTTACGCGGTTAAAGCCAAGCTCTACCTGCTGACCAGCGGCCCCGAGTCAGAGCCAATTCTTGCGGCAGCCGAACAGCGCCTGCTGGCATACGTCCACCAACGTCGACGCCTCGCAATGGAGGTGTCGGAATCAGCGCTGCACGCCGCGTTGTTCGTCGAAGGGGTTCGCAAAGTTGAGCTGGAAGACTGGGTCGATATCGTCGCCACCAAAGAACAGGCGCCCTACTGCACCGGTGTGGCCATCACGCGGGGCGTTGAATAATGGGCGCCCAGCAACTACTGCCGAACAACTCCACGTCGCTTGAGCGCCAGGCTGCTCAGGCGCTCGCGCACATTCAGCGCGTACCGATCCCGCTGAGAACGCTGTGCAACCCGAACACCTGCCCCGTGGTGGCACTGCCCTACCTGGCCTGGGCCTTCTCCGTCGACCGCTGGGACAGCAACTGGAGCGAAGCCACCAAGCGCGCCGCCATCCGCTCATCCCGCTACATCCACGCGCACAAGGGCACCATCGGCGCTTTGCGTCGTGTGGTCGAGCCGCTGGGCTACCTGATCGAGGTGGTCGAGTGGTGGCAGACCGTGCCGGAAGGCGTGCCCGGCACCTTTGCCCTCAAAGTCGGCGTGCTGGACACCGGTATCACCGAGGAAATGTACCTGGAGTTGACCTGGCTGATCGATGACGCCAAGCCGCTCACCCGCCCACTCACTGGCCTGGCCATCAGCCTAGAAAGCACCGGCACCGTATACATCGGGGCCTGCGTTTACGAAGGCGACGAACTCAGCGTTTACCCACCGACCCAGCGCGATATCGACGTCAGCGGCGTGTACCGCATCGGTGGCCGCGAACACCATATCGACACGATGGACATCTACTCATGACCGATCAAAACAGCCAGTTCTTCGCGATCCTCACTGCCGTAGGCGAAGCCAAACAAGCCAACGCCGCAGCCCTCGGCACGTCCTGGACGTTCGCCCAGATGGCAGTGGGTGATGCCAACGGCACAGACCCTATCCCTAGCCGCACACAAACCAAACTGATCAACGAGCGCCGACGTGCGCCATTGAATCAGGTGAAGGTGGATCCGGCTAATGCCAGCGTAATCATTGCCGAGCAGATCATCCCTGAGAGCGTCGGCGGCTGGTGGGTGCGTGAGCTTGCGCTGTACGACGCGGATGGCGACATGGTCGCGGTTGCCAACTGCGCGCCCACGTTCAAGCCTCTGCTCGCCCAAGGCTCTGGTCGGACGCAGGTAATTCGTATCAACCTGATCGTTAGCAGCACGGCCAACATCGAGCTGAGGATTGACCCCAGCGTTGTACTGGCGACTCGCGAATACGTCGACACCGTCGTCGTCGAGGCGCTGTCGAAGCTGGACTACAAGCACTCGGTGCTGGCGGCCACCACGGCAAATATCGTGCTGAGTGGCATCCAGACCATCGACGGTGAGCTGTTGCCGGTCGGTGCACGGGTGTTGGTGAAGGATCAAGTACAGGCAAAGGACAACGGCATCTACGTCGTTCCAGCAGCGGGAGTGTGGAAGCGGGCGCAGGATGCTGATACCAGTGTTGAAGTTACACCAGGGCTTTTCGTCAGCGTAGAAAAGGGCACAGCCAACGGCGACAGCGTATGGCAGTTGGTAACGGATGCGCCGATTGTCCTAGGCACCACTGCACTGCTATTTGAAATGATCGCAGGACGTACTGGGGTGATCACAGGCACCTACCGAAGTGTGACTGTTGATAAGCTCGGTCGCGTAATTGCGGGCACTACCCCGACCAAACTCGTGGACTACGGCATTGAAATCCCAACCCAGGTAGAAGCCGAAGCGCAGTCGGATCAGGACAACACCAAGCCGATGACAGCCCTGCGCGTTTGGCAGGCTATTGTCGCTCGTGTCACTCAGGCGACAGAAACTGCTTTCGGTTGGGCAAAAGTCGCTACTCAAAACCAGACAAACAGCGGAAGTGATGACACGGCGTTCATCACTCCCAAAAAGTTTTCAACTGCCCTCGCTGCGTTGATTGTTCAAGCCACGGAACAGCTCTCTGGAATCGCGAAAGTTGCAACCCAAACTCAGGTTGTTCTAGGGACTGATGACGCCACAATTGTCACGCCGAAGAAAATGCGGTTTGGCTTCCAGTTCATTAAGGGGCCCAACGGCGCCATCGTGCTTCCGACATGGCTGGGTGGGTTCATTTTCCAGTGGGGTCAGGCTTCGGATGTACCTAGAGCCGGCAGTGGCCTCGGTCCTACACGCGATATCACCCTGCCAGTTGTATTTCCAAACGCCGCCTTTTCCGTCTGGGCAACCTATGCGTTTTCCAATATGACGTCGACCAGTGCTTTCGCCCCTGGATCAGAGATCATCTCGAATTCCGTTGTTCGCGTGCAAAACAACTACACAAGTTCCGCCGGAGAAATCCGGTGGTATGCCATCGGCTATTAATCGGTAGGTAAAGAATGGATATTTATTACAGCCCATCGACTCCCGGCTTTTTCAGTACGGTGATTTTCCGTAAAGATCAGCTACCAAGCGATGCAGTGAAAATTTCTTTGGAGTTGCATCAATCGTTAATGGAAGGCGCATCACGCGGCAAATTGATAAGCATCGACGGCGACGGCCTGCCCTTTTTGGAGGACGTTCCCGACTCTCCAATTGTTGTAAGCCACGCCCAGATAGATGCGGAGCGTGACCGCCGGATCGACGCTGGTGTAACGTTCAATGAGGTGCTCTATCAATCGAAAACGACCGACAGAGAAAACATCGCAGGCGCTGCCCAGATGGCATTCATGGCGGTGGTCGGAGGTGTTCAACCGGGCAATCTGCGCTGGTCTAACCCCGACCAAGACTTCGCCTGGATCTGCGCCGAAAACACGCTGGTACCGATGGACGCTCAAACCGTTGTCGATTTTGGACGAGCCGCCGCGCTACGGAAGTCGGAACTGATCCACGCCGGTCGTGCATTGAAGGATCTGCCGGAGATTCCTGAGAACTTCACCGACGACATATGGTGGCCGGCGTGAGCAAGTTCCTGAACACTCTGAAAACCGAACAGGACAGCAAGTGGGACCGCACCCTGCTGGCGGAGCTGTCGATCCAGGACGATGACCACGGACTGATCACTGTCCCGGCCGGCTTCAGAACCGACTTCGCCAGCATCCGGTTCCTGCACAACATTTTCCTGTTCGCGCTGTACGCACTGCTCGCCGGTTACGGCAACTACGCCGCCACCGTGCACGACTGGCTCTACACCACCGGCCCTCTCACTCGTAAACAGGCCGACGCGGTGCTGTACCGTGGCCTGCGTGCCGAGGGAATTGCACGCTGGCGAGCCTGGCTGTTTTGGGCCGGTGTCCGGATAGGTGGCGGCAAACGCTACAAGATCAATCCCGCCTGACCATCTGCCACCTGTAACCCCATCCCCTACAAGTGCCGCCGCTCGCCCATCCGGCGCGCGCGCGGCAGCCTGTGCACTGTCATTCCATCACAGCGCAGGCAACCACCCATGGCCGGTTCAGACTATCTCCACGGCGTGCGGGTTCTCGAACTCAACGACGGCACCCGCCCCATTCGCACCATCGCAACCGCAGTCATCGGCCTGGTATGTACGGCTGAAGATGCGGACCCGCTCGCTTTCCCGCTGGACACCCCTGTCCTGCTGACCAATGTTCAAACAGGCATCGCCAAAGCCGGCGTCAAAGGCACCCTGGCGAAGAGCCTGCAGGCCATCGCGGACCAGACCAAGCCCTACACCATCGTGGTGCGGGTCAAGGAAGGCGCAGATTCAGCAGCCACCACCACCGCCCTGATCGGCACCACCACCGCCGACGGCAAGTACACCGGCATGAAAGCCCTGCTCGCCGCCAAGGCCCGAGTAGGCATGACGCCGCGCATTCTCGGTGTGCCAGGCCTCGACAGTCAGCCGGTGGCCACCGCACTGGTATCGATCGCCAAAGACCTGCGCGCCTTCGCCTACGTCAGTGCCTGGGACTGCAAAACCAAGGAAGAGGTGGTCGCCTACCGCGAAAACTTCGGCGCTCGTGAAGTCATGGTGATCTGGCCGGAGTTCCAGAACTGGGACACGGTCACCAGCGCGACCGTCACCGCATCGGCAGTAGCCCGTGCGCTGGGCCTGCGGGCGCTGATCGACAAAGACATCGGCTGGCACAAAACCATCTCCAACGTCGCGGTCAACGGCGTGACCGGCATCAGCGCCGATGTGTTCTGGGACCTGCAAAACCCAGCCACTGACGCCAACTACCTCAACAGCAACGAAGTCACCACTCTGATCAATGAGGGTGGCTTCCGCTTCTGGGGCAGCCGTACGTGCAGCGACGATCCGCTGTTCGCGTTCGAAAACTACACCCGCACCGCGCAGATCATCGCCGACACCATGGCCGAGGCGCACATGTGGGCCATGGACAAGCCCATGCACGCCTCCCTGGTCAAAGACATCATCAACGGGATCAACGCCAAGTTCCGCGAACTGGTCAACCAGGGCTACCTGATCGGCGGCAGCTGCTGGTACCCAGAAGACGTCAACGACAAGGACACCCTCAAGGCCGGCAAGCTGACCCTCGATTACGACTACACCCCCGTGCCGCCCCTGGAAGACCTCACCTTGCGTCAGCGCATCACCGACCGCTACCTGATGCAGTTCGCCGCCGCCGTCAACGCTTAAACCGGGCCTCCCCGCAAGGGGAGTTAACCCTGTGCCATAACCCCGGAGATTCCCGCCATGGCCATGCCTCACAAACTGAAAAACATGAACCTGTTCAACGACGGCGGCAGCTACCAAGGCAAAGTCAAAACCGTCACCCTGCCCTCTCTGGGCCGCAAGATGGAAGCCTGGCGCGCCGCTGGCATGAATGGCCCGGTCAAGGCTGACCTGGGCATGTCCGACGATGGCATCCAGCTGGAATGGAAGCTGGGCGGCCTGGACCTGGCCGTGCTCAAGCAGTTCGGCGCGGTCAACGCAGCGGGAATTGCCCTGCGCTTCGCCGGTGCTTTCCAGCAGGACGACACCGGTGAAATCAGCGCCGTAGAAGTGACCGTTCGCGGCCGTCACGAAACCATTGAAATGGGTGACGCCACACCTGGTGAAGACACCGAGCACTCCATCACCACCACCTGCAGCTACTACAAGCTGACCGTCGACAACGAAGACATCATCGAAATCGACCTGCTGAATTTCATCGAGAAGGTCGGCGGCGTCGACATGCTGGAGAAACAGCGCAGCGCCATCGGTCTTTGATCGCCGGCATCGATCGCTAACCCACTTTCATCACCAGGTGCTTTACCCATGAAGACCGAAACCACCGAACAACCCGACGTGAAACCACTGGCCGACGACAACACCGTCATCCTCGACACGCCGATCCGCCGTGGCACCACCAGCATCGACAGCATTACCCTGCGCAAACCCAACTCGGGCGAACTGCGTGGCGTGAGCCTGTCCGAGCTGTTGCAGATGGACGTCAACAGCCTGGTAAAGGTGGTGCCGCGCATCAGCAGTCCAACCCTAACTGCAATTGAAGTCACATCGATGGACCCTGCCGATCTGTTCGCGCTCGGAACCAAGGTGTGCGGTTTTTTGTTACAGAAATCGATGAAGACGGACGCATCCCTCGTTGCGTAGAGGACGCCATGGCCGACCTGGCCGTGGTTTTTCACTGGGCACCGGCTGATATGGATCAGTTGGGCCTGAAGGAACTGATGGACTGGCGCGAGCGCGCCAGGGTGCGGAGCTCCACCGATGGCAAATGATCTGAGACTTCAGGTGCTGCTCAGTACCATCGACAAGGCAACCCGCCCGCTGAAGCACATCAGCGAAGGGGGCATCGAGACAGCGCGTGCCCTCAAGGCTGCTCGCGACCGCCTGAAAGAACTCACCTCCCAACAAAAAGACGTCAGCGCCTGGCGGGCTCAGCGAGCAGCAGCCGAACAAACCGGTGCATCGCTCACTGCTGCACGTGATCGAGTCAAATCCCTCAGCCAGGAACTCGCCGCCACCGACGCGCCGACCAGGGCAATGACCCGCAGCTTCCAGGCAGCAGTGCGCGAGGCCACCCGACTCAAGCAGCAGCACCAGCAAGAGAGCGTTCAGTTGCAAGGGCTGCGATCGAAGCTCTACGACGCCGGCATCAGCACTAAAAATCTCGGCACCCATGAGCGCCAGCTGCGCGAGCAAATCAACGCCACCAACGCCAGCATCAGCACGCAAGGCAAGCGCATGGCCGAGCTGAGCGCCCAGCACAAGCGCGCAGCGTTGGCTCGTAGCCAAATGGAGAAGTCCCAGCGCGCCGCCGGCAACCTTGCCGTGAACGGCGCCGCCGGCTTGGGTGTTGGCTACGCAGCCAGCCGCCCCGTAGCTGCAGCAGTGAAGGCCTTTGCGCCCAATGAGGATTCCGCCACACAGCTCAAAGTGTCGATGATGGACAACACCGGCAAGGTCTCCGAGGACTTCCAGAAGATCACGGATCTGGCCACCAAGCTGGGCGACCGCTTGCCAGGCACCACGGCTGACTTCCAGAACATGATGACGATGCTCCGGCGCCAGGGCATCAGCGCTCAGAGCATCCTCGGTGGTACCGGTGAAGCCGCAGCATACCTCGGCGTCCAGTTGAATATGGGAGCCACAGAGGCGGCTGAATTCGCGGCCAAGATGCAGGACGCCACGCGTACCAGCGAAAAAGACATGATGGGGCTGATGGATACCATCCAGCGTGGTTTCTATGCCGGTGTTGACCCAACAAACATGCTACAGGGCTTCAGCAAGATTGCCCCAGTGATGGACGTAATCAAGAAGTCAGGGATCGATGCTGCAAAGGAACTGGCGCCGCTGCTAATCATGATGGACCAGGCAGCTATGGACGGTGGTTCCGCAGGCAACGCCTTCCGCAAAATTTTCCAAGCGGGGCTGAATCAAGACAAAGTCGACAAAGCGAACAAAGCGCTCGCGAAATCTAAACCGGGGATGTCGTTCAAGTTCACGGATGACAAGGGCAACTTTGCTGGACTGGAAAATCTGTATGCGCAAATTGAGAAGCTGAAGGGCCTGAACGATACCGATCGAACAGAAATAAAACAGACGTTGTTCGGGGATGATGCGGAGACGATGTCGACTCTGGACGCCATGATGAACAAGGGTCTGGCGGGATATCGGGAAGTCCAGCAGAAGCTGCAAACTCAAGCCGACCTACGCACCCGTGTGAATGAACAGCTAGGCACCCTCACCAACGTCATGGAGGCCGCAGAAGGCAGTTTCACCAACGCCATGGCTGAGTTCGGTGCAGCGGTAGCGCCTGACCTGAAAGACCTGATCAATGTGCTGGGCGAGATCGCCAATAGCGTCGGCACTTGGGCCAGGGAGAATCCAAAACTTGCCGGGGGCCTGGTCAAGGTCGTGGCTGCAATTGCCGCGATGGCATTCGTTTTCGGCGGTTTGGCACTGACCATGGCAAGCATGCTGGGGCCGTTCGCGGTGCTGCGTTACGGCATGACCCTGTTCGGTCTCCAGGGTGGCGGCATCACCAAAATGCTTGGCCGGTTGATGCCCACTCTGACCGGACTCGCCCGCAATGCGTTCCCGATGTTTGCCCAAGGCGTTCGTATGGTCGCCACGACAATGGGCGGCGCCCTGCTGACCGCCCTGCGCACCGTAGGCGTGGCTCTGTGGGGGCTGGCAGCGAACCCAATCGTTCTGATCATCGCCGCCGTTGTCGCCGCGCTCGCCGGCGGGGCCTACCTGATATACAAAAACTGGGATGCGGTGAAGAACTACTTCGCCAACGCATGGACCGAGATCAAAGCGGGTTTCGATGGTGGGATCGGCGGCATCATCACCACCCTGGTCAATTTCAGCCCCCTAGGCCTTATTTACCAAGCGTTCGCCGGCGTGATGAGTTACCTGGGCATCGAACTACCCGGCCGCTTCACCGAGTTCGGCGGCATGATCGTCAACGGCCTGATCAACGGGCTGACGGCCGGCATCGGCGCCGTCAAAAACGCCATCGGCTCGATCGGAGACGCCAGCATTGGTTGGTTCAAGGAAAAACTCGGCATCCACAGCCCGTCGCGGGTGTTTGCGGAGCTGGGCGGGTTCACCATGGCCGGGCTTACTCAGGGCCTTGAGGGAGGGCAGAAAGGCCCGCTGGACGCCATGACCAGTATGAGCAAGCGGATGACCGCCGCCGGCACTCTGGCGCTCGGCGCTACCGCAATGCCGGCGTTTGCTGTGGATAACGCGCCCCCGATCAGCGGATCGTCCGCAGCCACCGTTTACGACAGCCACGACACCTACCAAATCTCCATCACGGCAGGGCCTGGCACCGACATGCAAAGCCTGGAAAAGAGCCTGCGCGCGATTCTGGCCCGCATCGAAAACGAAAAGAAAGCGCGTCAGCGCAGCAAACTCTCCGACCTGGAATAACCACCATGATGATGGCCCTCGGCATGTTCGTGTTCAGCCTCCACACCGCCGCCTACCAGGAGCTGCAACGCCAAACCGATTGGCGCCACGCCAGCAACAACCGCATCGGTGCAGCCCCCGCGCGGCAGTTCGTTGGCCGTGGCGAAGACGCCATCACACTCCCCGGCATCATCTTCCCCGAGCTGGCCGGTACAGCCCTCAGCCTCGACTCGCTGCGCCTGATGGCAAACACCGGCAAGGCCTGGCCCATGGTCGAGGGCACCGGGCGGATCTATGGCCTGTGGGTGATCGAAAGTCTCAGCGAAACCAGGACCATATTTTTCCCCGACGGTACGGCGCGGCGCATTGAGTTCACCCTGAGCCTTAAGCGTACGGACGATGACCGTATCGACCTGCTCGGCGCCGGTACCAGCATCGGCGTCAACATCCTGCGGGGCCTACTGTGATCGAGCCCATGATTGCCAAGGTCACCGGTTACCTGCGCAACACCGCAGAGCGCTACGTCCGGGACGCAGCCTATCCGGTGCCGGCCTTCCGGCTCGCCGTCGACGGCCTGGACATTGCCCAAATAATCAGCCCGCGGCTGATGAGCCTGGAGCTGACCGACAACCGCGGCGTCGAGGCCGACCAACTCAGCATCACCCTCAGCGACCATGACGGCTTGCTGACGATTCCACCGAAGGGTGCAGTGGTGCGGTTGTGGTTGGGCTGGAGCGACACCGGCCTGGTCGACAAAGGCACCTACACCGTCGACGAAACCGAGCACAGCGGCGCGCCGGACGTGCTCAGCATCCGCGCTCGATCGGCAGACCTGCGCAAGGGCCTCAAAACCAAACGCGAGCGCAGTTGGAGCAACACCACCCTCGGCGACGTCCTGGGCGATATCGCCATTGGCAACGGCCTCACCGCCACCATCGCCGGCGCGCTGGACGGTTTGCCCATCCTGCAACTCGACCAGGCCAACGAATCCGACGCCAACCTCATCAGCCGCCTGGGCGAAGAATTCGACGCGGTGGCCAGCGTCAAGGCCGGCTGCCTGCTGTGCCTACCGGCGGGTGGCGGCAAGACCGCCAGTGGCATGGACCTGCCCCACATCACCCTCACCCGCGCCGACGGCGACCAGCACCGCTACCTGCAAGCCGACCGCGACAGCTACGACGGCGTGCGCGCTTACTACTACGACGTGAACAGCGCCAAGAAACAGGAAGCCATTGCCGGCGGCGGCGACAATCTCAAGGACCTGCGCCATACCTACAGCGACCAGCAGTCAGCCCTGCGGGCCGCCCGTGCCGAGTTTCGGCGGTTGCAGCGCGGCAGTGCCACGCTCAGCTACACCCTGGCGATGGGCCGGCCGGATCTGATTCCCGAACTGACGTACACGCTCCAGGGTGTGAAGGCGGAAATCGACGAGATCATTTGGTATGGCGGGAATGTGCAGCACAGCCTGAGTGCGGACGGGGGTTACACGGTCAGCCTGGAGCTGGAGAGCAAGTTGCCGGAGGACAATGTTGAGGATTTGGCGGAGGAGAACACGGGGGATTACACGGGGATCATCGCGTATTACCGCGACGCGAAAACCGGGAAGGAAAAAACGATTACGGCGGGTGATCAGGCGAAGCCGAGGCGGCTACGGTGGTTGTATGCCAGTGAGAAGACGGCCAAGCGGGCGGTGGATCGAGAGTGGCGCAAGATGCAGGACCACTCAAGCCATTGAAAGAATCAATCTCTTTTTATTGATTTAAATCCATCCATAACGTTTTTCGCCTTCAAATTTGCTTGTTCCTCTTTTTCCAGAATCAATGAATCAAGAGCAAAGGAGTGAACATCGTAAATTTGAAAAGGTAAAAATATAGTTCGATAAACTCCAAGAGAAAAATACCCCATTGCAAGCGCAAACACCAACTGCGAATCAACAGAACTCAGATTGGAATTTTTACACATAATTGCAAACAAACTGAAGCCTACACAAAATAAAAACGCGATAAGAGTCTGCGTCTGAGACACTAGAATATACCTCGTCTTGAGTGCATACACCTTAGCCTGCTCAAGGCCCAGCTTGTCCGCCGATTGATTGCGACCTGAAAACAGCATAGCGGTAATTACAAAGCCAATAATTATCCCACAAAAGCTTAAAAGAGAATCTAGGATTTTATCCTGAGCAGAGACGCTCAGCATATATCCAACAATGCCACCAGCCATCAAAAAAACAAAATTGAGGAATAGCGAGCAAACGTGATTTGTAGCGGCTTTCGAGACAATACCAAACTGTCGAATTACCAGCCCAAGGTTCACTATTTCTTCAGGAAGCCATTTCCTAGACATTATTTATCAAGTTACCCTCATCGTCTAACACGCGTTTACCCTTAGCATCTGGTTGCAACAGGCGCCCCAGGTAATCAATCATAGTCTCTTTCACTTCTTTATGGTCAGGATTCCGACCACCTGCATCCCTAACGACAATGGGGTTTGTAATTTTATATTTTGACAGACCTTTGATACTGCCATGCTTCAGTTTAATAAAAATTTTATCAAGCTCGTCGTCTTTGGCTGTACGAGCCTCGCTTACGACCTCATCCGCACTCAAAGTCGAATTACTACCTGCACTCCAACTGAGCGTCACAAGATCAGTGCGACTAAACACAGAGTGCGCGTCAGATAACAGGCCAACTACTTTATTATCTTTTCCCGGCTTTGCATGGGTTAACCCTAAAGATATAGATACCGCACCACCTCCTTGCTGAATCTCCCCAAACAAGTCAGACGATATTGCAGTAGTAAACGCAACATGAGGTGGCCGCTTTACACATCGCTCCCGGATCAACTTATTTAGATATTTCTCAATCAAATAAGAGCCACCAGTGCCCTTTGTAGCTTCAATTATGGCAGCATTTTTATATATTAACACGTGAGAAATATGAATTAATTCTTTTGCATTACCATTCCCATCTACAAGCTGAGCAACGTCGTACATTGCATTTTTGGCTGTAAGGTCGGGAGTAAACCCGGCTGGCATTCTTCCTGGAATGTATGACCAAACCTCAAAAAAGACCGCGCCATTTTCATAGATATCGAAATTATTATAAAAATAACTGTAATCCGGAATCGGGCCATCTGGACCGATTACGTAATCATGCATCATTCGCTTACCGACCGTATCACAAGCCTTATCAGCCTCAATCAACAGTTCAGATAGTTTTTTATCGATTTCTTTCGCAAAAATTATTGGCTTGAGTGCCAACGTACGATTTAGAGACTTCTGCTTGACCGCCATTAAACCACCTTAAAAATCCATGACAAAGTAATTAATCAGCCTTCAAAAGACACTAGCTTATTACCTTAGCAATAGCGCCCTTATCTCGACATATATTATTAATAACGATAGTTATATTTGCGAAAGATAACAGGGCCATGAACGGCAGAACTTTGTACATGGGTCACGTCCCTATGCAGGTTTAGGCAAGCCATTTGGCGTACTCGCAATCCCAAGAACAGGGTCTAGCGAGTGGATCAGTGGCTTCCCTGTCTAACTGATCCGTTCTTAATGGGTACAGACTATGCTGGCCGTTTGGTATCGGCAAGGGCTTCAGTCAAATCCTTGAGGCGCTGCTCGACATCCATTAAGCGTTTCTTTTCTTCAGCAGCGCTCTGTATCTCCCGCTTACCGGCCTCTCCAAGCGAGCGGAACAGCTCAAGAATGGCCTCCTCCTGCTGATTCTTTGTTTGCGCTTCCGACGAATCCGCCGAAACACCCAGACACATAGAGCCTTCACCCGTCAGCAGCCAATCCAGACTTATACCCAAATGAGTGCGAATGGCTGCCATAGCCTTCGCATTGGGTTCACGCTCGCCCAGAAGGTAGTTCTGAAGCGTCCTGTAAGGGATCCCCACTACTTCTGAGGCCTCCTTTATAGACATACCTCTGTCGTCGATTACGCTGCGCAGGCGAGCGGCTATACTCATTTTTTCATAAATTCCAATTGACGCACTCATTTTGGTGCGTATACTGCGAACAAACAGGTACATCTTAACCAACTAGGAACACTCGAACCATGAGCCAAGCCATGGAAAAGCGCCAGATCCAAGCACGTCTGATCGAGCGCGGCAGCAACTTCCGCCAATTCGCTCTCAGCCACGGCTATGAAGTGCGCACAGTGACGCAAGTGGTTCAGCGTTGGGCAGGTCACACCAAACTGCCACGCGGCCGGTTGACGTTCCAAATCCTGCGAGACCTGTCGCGGGTGATTGGCAAAGAAATCTTGCCTGGGATCCTCGCGGAAAGTGCCGCGCAAAATTCAGCACAGGCTGTATGAAACGACTGTAGGGGCGATGACTCCAGGGAGAAACCAGAAGATGAAACGCCCAGTTCTAGACAGCAGAAAGAGCGTCGTCATGGCCGTCATCGGCGCCTACCCAGGCGGTCGGGAATACGCCTCGGCAGACCTCGGCATGCCGCTGAAGAAGTTCGACAACCAAGCATACGAAAATGCCGGCAGCCGCCCGCTGACCGACGAACACATTCGCCGCCTGGAGAAGGTCGCAGGCACCAACTTCCTGGCTGATTACATCGCTTCAATGTACGGCGGCATGTTCGTACCGCTGAGTATCCCGGAGAACCTGGACAACGTGGAGTTGTACAGCCGCTCGCTAAAGGCCTCAGCCAAGCGGGGCAAAGTCGACCAGATCATGTCTACCGCCCTGGACGACGGGGTCATCGAAAAGCGTGAAGCCGACGCGATCATCGCCGCCCTGATCGCCTACATGTCGGCCCGCTACGCCGAGGTGTTCGCGACAATCCAGCTCTACAGCCAGGGAGCTGTCCAGTGAGCACGTACAAACTCGTCTGCCCCCACTGCCACGGCCGCATGCGCATCCGCACCAGCGAAGGCCAACACATTTTCCTACGTATCACCTACCTGCAGTGCACCAACGAGGCGTGCGGCTGGGCGGGACGTGCTGAATTTCAAATGACCCACGAGCTGAGCCCCAGCGGCATGCCCAACCCGGCGGTAAAGCTGCCAGTTGCAGATGTGGTCATTCGTCGCCAGGCAATGAAAACAGCCAACGATCAACCCGATCTGCTGGATCAACTGGATATGGAGGCCACATCCGCATGAACGCTATTAGCCTGACTACCAACCCCGCCAGTGACTACCGCGCCGCGATGCAGCAGGCGGCGGTGGCCTACCTCTACCGCCATCGTTGCCAGCATCTGGCCGGAGACACGCAGTTGCTGGAGAACTGCACCCGCTACCTGACGCTGTCGCTTGAAGTCCCCCAGCACCTGGTGCAACGCCTCGCTGAACTGGCCGTTGCCGAGTTCGAAAGCATGACCTGCAAGCGCGTTGCCTGGCTTGGCGTTCACCCAAATAGCGGCCCGTTTCGACCGGTCATCTGGCTGCTCGACAACTGCACCCAACAGCGACACCCCGTTTCAGCGCGCTTGCTTCCCACACGCCTGCTGCTGACTCGCAACCTCCCGCACTAACCCGAAACCAATCCCTGATGGATGCCCGCACCGCGTGGGTAGGGGAAATTTGCAACTTACTGGTGGCCGAAATGAGCAAAATCACCATAAAACTTGAGCTGGACGAGCAGCAGGCGCAGCACTACCTGTTGTGGTTGACCAGCCAGTACGAAGTCACCATGGCTGATATTTGGTACTCCGATCGCTACCGGAATGTACCGAACGGCCAGCGCGGGCCAAAAGTGCTTGCCGACTACCCGTACCTGGCAGGCATTGGTAAGACGCGCCACGAACTGAAGAAGCAGCTCGTTGTGCCGACTGCGGAGCGTCCGCAGTGATACGTAAGCCCATGGAAGACAAGATCCGGGCTGATGTACTTCAGCGTCTGGAGTCCGATTACGGCCTTCAGCACATGACCGGCACGCATTACATGCGCAAGGGCACCTGCCCCCAGTGCAATCAGAAACGCCTGTTCTCGCGTCACGATGAGCCGTGGTTTATACGCTGTGGCCGTGAGGAAAAGTGCCGGTACATGGCTCCAACAAAAGAGCTGTACCCGGACCTATTCGACGACTGGAGCAAGCGCGCACCGGCTACCAGTGACCAGCCAGCCGCCAGTGCCCAGGCTTACCTGGCGTTCGCACGGGGTTTCCGTGTGGAGCTCATTGAGGGCTGGTACACCCAGGAAAGCTACTTCGATCGCGACCTGAACATCGGCTCTGCAACCGTGCGGTTTCCGTTGGAGCATGGCGGTTACTGGGAGCGCCTGATTGATCAGCCTTCCCGCTTTGGCAAGAAGAAAGCCCGGTTCCAACCCCTCAAGAGCTACCGAGGGCATTGGTGGTGCCCGCCTTGCCTGGACCTGTTGGAGGTGAACGAACTCTGGATTGTTGAAGGCATCTTCGACGCCATTGCGCTCATTCAAAACGGTATATCGGCCGTCGCAGCTCTGTCATCAAACGCCTTTCCAGAAGAATCGCTGAAGGCGCTCATCACCGCTCGCGGCGGCAAAACTCCCAAGTTGGTTTGGGCCTTGGACAACGAGCCAGGCGCTCACAAATACACCCGCACCTGGGTGAAACGTGCCCGCGAGCTCGGCTTTACCTGCGACGCCGCCCAGGTCACGCAGCCGGATGCACGCAAGGTTGACTGGAACGATCTGCATCAGCGCTGGGCATTTATCGACGACGAGAAGGCCCGTGCGGAACGCATCGAAAAAGACCTGAAGGAAGCCCGCCACCAGGGCGCCCTGCTGATCGCAGACAGTGCCAGCGACAAGGCGTTGCTCATGTACCAGTGGCGCGAGCGCGAGGAGTTTCACTTCTGCTTCGACTCCCGCCTGTACTGGTGGAAGTTGGACCTTGCGAAATACAACAGCGCCAAGCAGGCGTTGGAGAAAAGCGACGACCAGGAAGCCCAGGTGCTGAACGAAAAGCAGCTGCGGGAGAAGGCCCTGAACGTGGCCGGCTGCGTCGTCGAAATCGCCAATTGCTACCCCAAAGCCCTCTATTTCCAGCGCAACGAGATCACCGACGAGTCCTGGTACTTCTTCCGCGTCGACTTCCCCCACGACGGTGGGTCAGTGAAAAACACCTTCACCGGCGGCCAGGTCGCTGCCGCCAGCGAATTCAAAAAAAGACTTCTCGGCATGGGCGCCGGGGCCGTGTTCACCGGCAGTGGACAACAGTTGGACAAACTTATGAAAGACCAGCTTTTCGGCATCAAGACCGTTCAGACCATCGACTACGTGGGCTACAGCAAGGAATACCACTGTTACGTATTCAACGACGTAGCCGTCCGCGAAGGCCAGGTCATCCACATCAACGAAGAGGAGTTTTTTGAGATGGGCAAGCTGAAACTCAAGACCCTGCAAAAGGGTGTGAAGATCGATCTGGAGAAGGACGGTAAAAACTACGACCAACAGTGGCTGGGCCTTCTGTGGCAGTGCTTTGGCGCGCAGGGAATCGTCGCGCTGACGTTCTGGTTTGGCTCATTGTTTGCTGAACAGATCCGCAGCCGCTACCAGTCGTTTCCGTTCCTTGAAGCCACAGGCGAGGCCGGCGCCGGCAAAACCACCTTGCTTACCCTGCTGTGGAAACTGGCAGGCCGGGACGGTTACGAGGGGTTCGACCCGTCCAAGTCCACCAAAGCCGGCCGTAGCCGCTTGATGGGCCAGGTATCGGGCATGCCCATCGTGCTGCTGGAGTCGGACCGCAGCGGCGATGACAAGGCCCACGCCAAGACCTTTGAATGGGACGAACTCAAGGACTACTACGGCGGCGGCACACTCGCGACCAAGGGTGTCAAAACCGCCGGTAACGAAACCTACGAACCGCCGTTTCGCGGCACGATTGCCATCAGCCAGAACGCCCCCGTGGTTGCGTCTGAAGCGATCATGACCCGGATTGTGAAACTGCACTTTGTGCGCCCGAACGTGACGCCAGAGAGCCGAGCGGCGGCAGATCGGCTCAATGCCCTGGAAGGCTCAACGCTCAGCAACTTTGTCTTGCAGGCGGTTCGCAAAGAGCTGGAAGTGATGGAGCTGTTCGCCCAGCGAATCCCTGGCTACGAGGCGAAGTTGCGCAACCTGCATTCGCATTGCTTTGCCTGCGAGACACCGTTTCAGGATGAGCAAGCCGATTGTCAGCACTGCGGCAACAAGCTGCGCGGCTACATCCGGGTTGAGCGGATCAACAAGAACCACGCCCAGCTGCTCGCCCTGCTCGACTGCCTGCGCATGGTGGTGCCGCTCACCGAACCGCAGATCAGCCACACCCGCACGCAGATCATCCGCATGGCGATCGAGCGCCAGTCCTCGATCAGCTCCGACCATCCGGTGGTGGCTGAATTCTGGGAAGTCTACGAGTACCTGGAAGGCCTCGACGCCGACGGCCCCGTGGTCAACCACAGCAAGAAAGACAACGTCATCGCCATCAACCTCAACGACTTTGTGAAGTGTGCTGCCGAGCATCGCCAGAAGATCGCCGACGTCAGCGAGTTGCGCGACCGCCTGAAAGACTCCCGCTCCCGGAAGCTGCTCGATATCAATAAAGCCACTGACAGCGCGGTACGTGCTCACCAGGCGAAGACCAGCAACGCAGTCATCACTAAACAACCCATCGTGAAGTGCTGGCACTTTCAGGCCTGACCAATCAACGGCAACACCCGCCATGCGCTGCAACGCTGGCCACCACCCAAAGGAGAAGCACCATGCACGTACAAGTCATCACCGGCGAGGGCCAGCAGGGCGAGACCAACCGCCTTCGGCACCTGAAAGAGCTGAAGGACTGGTTTAACGAGTCCGGGAAAATTGTTCACGCCGAAGCCTACGACCCTGCGGGCCTGGTCGCGATCCTTGAGGTTCGTGCGGTAAGCGACAAAGAAATTCTAGTGCTGGAGTGCAGCCGGGATCAGATCCAGGCAGTCCTGGAATGGCAGTCAGCAACGGATGAGGTTGTTGAGTTTGAAAACCTGCTGCTGCACTTGGTACGCAAGCAAAACCCCACCGGCGAAAGCCAATAAGAAGGTGGTGCCGAGGGGCTGCAACCCCTCGACACCGACCACCCAAAGGAGAAGCACCATGCAAGTGAATCGACCCAAAGGCGGCACCGCAGAGGCTACCACAACACCACTGGCTGTCGGCGACAAGGCCAGCTACATCGAAATGAGCGGCGGTGGTCGGGAGTACCGACTCAACGCACGCACGGGCGTGATCGTAGGGATCGACGGCAACGTTGCCACCCTACGCGCCGCGAACGGTCGCACTGTCACCCAACCACTCGACAAGCTGACACCGGACGGCAAGCCCAATGCACTGACGCGCATGCTCATGGGAGGTTAGCGTATGACGGTATTCCTTCTGCTTTACCTCTGCGCAGATGCAACCCGAACGGATTGCCAAGTGGTGAAGGCTGATAGCTGGAATGGCCCTCTCGCCTATGAGCAATGCACCGCCGTCGTGCCAGGCCTTACCGAGGCCCTGACTGCGCTCAACCGAAAGAGGCATCGGTTCGTTTGCGAGACCCAGGGCAGTGACGCGAAACCCGCAGAACACAAAGCGCAGCCGGCGTTCATTCATCAATCGTTTCGGATGTAAGGGGTCCACCATGAATACAGCCTTTATCCTGATGGCCCAATACGATGGACAAGTCATCATCCCGCTGGAGCTTGTGTGCCGCGATTACTTCACGCATCTGACGCCGGAGATGTTCCAGCGCAAGGTGATGAGCGGTCAGATCAAGCTTCCCATCACCCGTTTGGAGGTTAGCCAGAAGTCGGCCAAGGGCATCCACCTCTCCGACTTCGCTGCCTACCTCGATTTACAGCGCGCGGCCGCTGTGAAGGAACACAACCAGCTCAACGGGATAAAACGCGCCGTTTGAGCCACTTCTCTGATGCGGCGCCCAGTTGGACGGGCGCCCTCAGTATTTTTTCGTGCCACTCCCACCCCACATACTGGTCACCCTTGCCACGCAGGTGGGTGTATCGCCTCATCGAATTCCAATCCCGGTGCCCAGAAACACTCGCCACACGCGGGATGTCCCAGTCCATTTCGAACAACCGGCTCACACCCTCATG